GAGTCAGGCGATATGCTGGACTTAGACCAGGCCAAACTATTCAGGATCCACAAACTCAAATGTCTTTAGTTAGAGCAGGAATGGCTGCTGTTGCTAGAATAGGAGATATCGAAGGTGATCATCTTCAAGAATTGGAACAATTGGCGATTGATCTTGTAGTTAAAGAAATGGGAATACCTGAAGGCGCTGTCCAATGGGATGTTAAAATTGAACGTCCTAATCTAGAAGGGTTCAAAAAGGATCAACCTGAAGAAGAAAATCCCGAACAAATCAATCCAGAAATTGAATTGGAATTAGCTAATGATATTGAAAAATTAAATTTTGAAAGAGCAAAAAGAAGATTAGTCAACGCAATTATTCAAGGTTCAGCAGCAAAGGGACAATATATGTTTCATATGGTAGAGCCTGAACTTACAAGAATAACAGGTACTAATGATATAATAAATTTGTATGGTATATTAATGTCTATACTTGACGTACAATACTGGCAATATCCAGACGAGTTAATAAAACAAGGAATAGACCAATCAGTTGAAGGTAAAGAAGAGGTTGATAGAAACACAGAACCACCAACAATTTATGCAAGAGGTTCAAATTTTCCAGTTTTAGTTCATGAAATTATTAAATCTGTAATGGAATTATTTAGTCATCAGGCAGAACCAGAAGATAAGGAAATGTTTCAGCAAGCTATGGAACTCGAAGATACTTTGGAAAAAGAAGTTTGGGATTTAAGATTAGGCCCATCTATTTGGGAAAGAATCAGATCTCAATTTCCTGAAGAAGTTCTTACTGACGAAACTAAATATGGATTACAAAACTGGATACTAGTTGAAATTTTTAAATTGGACGCTAAAAGTTTCTTGGTTTTAACTAAAGAAGTTATGTCAGGCTCTCCTCAAGGAAAAAGATTAATACAAGAAATATACGAATCGGTTGTTGCCTTACTAAATAACGAATCTCCTGAAGAATCAACCGAAACATTTAAATCTGATTTACAAGAGATTGTAGATGAAGAATCTGATGAAGATATTGATAGTTTTCTGGCTCAGTTGAAAGGTCAAGGAGCAGAAAAAGCAAAAGAACCTACAAGTATAGAAAAACCTGAAGAAGAAATAACAGATAAGAAACTTTCAGAAATGGGAGTTAACGCATTAAATTTTGAATTAAATAAAGCTATCGATTCCAAAGATTGGGAATTAGCTAAAAGAATTCAAAAAATGATTGAACGTAAACAAGGAGTTTAAAAAAGGTCCTTGTGATCAATAAGATGAAAAGTGGATTTTAATCCACTTTTTTGTATTTATAGGTATGACAAATACTAAGATAGAACAACTTAAAGAGTATGCTCGCATCATTAAGGACACTCCTTATGCAATGAAAACATATCTACAAACTTACGATAATACTCAAAATAGGTTTGTACCTCTAGATTTATTTCCAGATCAAATACAACTAATACGTGATTACGAAAATTATAATGAAAATATAACAAGGAAATATCGTCAGGCTGGCGTTACGACTGTAACTGCTGCATGGTGTTCTAAAATAATGCAAACAGCAAAACCTGAAAGACCTGAAAAAATTCTAATTGTTGCTAACAAAAGAGACACCGCTATTGAAATGGCTAACAAGATTAGAGCGTTTATCGATCAATGGCCTGATTGGATCAATGTGGGTTTTTCTCAAATGAAAAATTCAGAAAGTAGATTTAGGTTAAATAATGGTTGTGAAGTAAAAGCAGTCGCTACATCTAAAGACGCTCTTCGTGGTTATACGCCTACAATACTAATCTTTGATGAAGCGGCTTATATTGAAGCAGGTGAAGATTTTTGGGCAGCTTCTATGGCATCTCTTTCAACGGGTGGTAAAGTTATTATGATTTCAACTCCAAATGGATTTGACCCAATATATTATGGTATATACGCACAAGCTATTCGACGTGAAAATAATTTTCATGTAACAGAATTAAAATGGTATAAAGACCCTCGATATGCTAAAGATATAAAATGGATTAAAGTCAACGATATAGTTCACTATATGTTGAATAGAGAAGAATATAAAGATGATGAAATAACACTTGAACACGTTGATCATGATGATTATGATAAATTAATACAGGACGGATACAAACCATTCTCTCCATGGTTTGAAAGTATGGCAAAGAAATTAAAATACGATAAAAGACGTATTAATCAAGAAATTGAAGCTGACTTTCTTGGATCTGGCGACAACGTCATTCCTGCTGAATTGATAGAAAAAATCATAAAGGAAATGACAAGAGAGCCCAATGAAAAATATATGATGGGACAGATGTGGCAATGGAAAGAGCCGATTAAAGGCCATCGTTATATTATGGGTGTTGATGTATCGAGAGGAGATAGTGAAGACTTTTCTGCTATAAACATTATTGATTTTGATGATAGGGAACAAGTTCTAGAATATATTGGAAAAATGCCGCCTGATGATTTGGCGGCAATTGCGTATAAGTGGGGTATGTTCTACGAATGTTTTATTGTTGTCGATATAACGGGAGGAATGGGAATTGCAACAGCAAGAAAACTTCAAGAAATGGGTTATAAAAATTTATTTATTGATGGAATCAATACACAGAATGTGTGGGCGTATGATGCTAAAATGATGGACAAAATTCCTGGTATTAATTTTAACAACAAAAGAACACAAATCGTCGCCGCTTTTGAAGAACAAGTAAGACATGGATTTATTGTTAAGTCGGTGAGACTAGCAAATGAAATGAACACATTTGTTTTTCTTAATGGTAGACCCGATCACATGAAAGGAACGCATGACGATTCTATTATGAGTATTGCTATATCAATGTATGTTGGCGATATATGCTTTGCTCAATTAGTACGAAATGAATTACAAAATAAAGCAATGATGGATTCTTGGACATTGTCTGAAAGAAGTTACGAGCCAAACAAATCATTTTATTCTTATGGACGCGCTTTTGAGCCATTTGGAACTATGAGTGTTGATGGAAAGTCGTATGTCGAAAATCCATTATTTGAAAATGAAAACGTAAAAAGAAGAAAACAATTATATAGAGAATACTCTTGGCTATTCGGGATACCTGATGATATGAAACGTAAATAGCCTTTCATTTTATATAAAATTTCTTTATATTATATTCAATATTTATAAGCATGGCAAGTCAAAAATTAACAATTTATCAAAAATTAACCAAAACATTTGGCTTTGCTGGTCAATTAAGAACGCCACCACAATTCGAATTTGATAAAACCGAATTATTAAAAACCGATAGTAAGGAAGATTTCGAAAAAGCTAAATTACAGGCACAACAAACTCAGTATATTGCAGATAAATGGTCGAAACTCGACATGTCTCTCTATAATCAGTCTGTTTACTATGAACCTAATAGATTATCTGCATATTATGACTATGAAAGTATGGAATTCACCCCAGAAATTTCTGCTGCACTGGATATATATGCCGAAGAATCTACAACTAAATCCGAAAAAGGAGAAATCTTAACAATACAATCAGATTCAAAAAGAATTAAGCACATATTAGATGATCTTTTCTACAATATATTGGATGTTAATACCAATTTACCGATGTGGACAAGAGGTATGTGTAAGTATGGCGATAATTTTGTTTATCTAAAAATTAATCCCGAAAGAGGTATTGTTGGATGCCAACAATTACCCAACATAGAAGTAGAAAGACTTGAGGGAGCAAGACAAACAGTACCAAATCAAAGTGACAGAGTAGGTAGTAAATTTCCAACAAGAGAATTAAGATTTACTTGGAAGAACAGAGATATGGAATTTCAGGCATGGGAAATTGCCCACTTTAGAATTTTGGGTGATGATAGAAAACTTCCATATGGAACTTCTATGTTAGATAAAATCAGACGTATTTGGAAACAATTACTTTTGGCTGAAGACGCTATGTTAATTTACAGAACATCGAGAGCACCTGAAAGAAGAGTATTCAAAGTGTTTGTTGGTAACATGGATGATAAAGATATTGAAGCTTATGTACAAAGAATAGCAAATAAATTTAAAAGAGACCAAGTTGTGGATCAGAAAAATGGACAGGTTGATATGAGATATAATCAAATGTCCGTTGATCAAGACTATTTTATTCCAGTTCGTGATCCATCTCAACCTAGTCCGATTGAAACATTACCTGGTGCCCAGAACCTCGGCGAAATCGCTGACATTGAGTATATCCAGAAAAAAATGCTTGCCGCTCTTCGTATTCCAAAAGCCTTTTTGGGATTTGAAGACGTTATTGGTAATGGTAAAGGGTTAGCATTATTGGATATACGATTTGCCAGAACAATTAATAGAATTCAACAATCAGTAATTCAAGAGTTAAATAAAATTGCTTTAATTCATCTATTTCTTTTAGGACTAGAAGATGAATTAAATAATTTCACATTAATGATGACAAACCCATCAGGACAGTCCGATTTGTTAAGGATTGAATCATGGAAAGAAAAAATCACCATGTATAAGGATGCAACATCTGATCAGTCACAAATAGGTATTCTTCCTGTTTCTCATACATGGGCTAAAAAGAATATTTTAGGAATGAGTGATAATGAAATCATTCTTGATTTACAGCAACAAAGAATAGAACGTGCAATGGGATTCGAATTAACAAATACCCAGAACATAATAAAACGTTCAGGAGTGTTCGATGATGTTGATAAGAAATATGGTATTCCAGAAGAAGAAAGAAAGAAAGCTGAAGCTTTTATGGGTACTCAGCAACAAGAGCCTGGTGGAGGTATGTCTGGTGGAGGTATGTC